ATCATCAGGATGCCCTCCCAGTCCTCCAGCCGCATCCAGTACCGCAAGGCGACCTCCCAGGAGTTGTCGGATGGTGAGGCGCAGGTCTGGCGCATGTGGCGCTCCCATCCCGCATGGTCCGGCGAGGCGGACTCGCCGATGCGGGCCGTGCTTGATCTGTGCGAGGAGTTGGTGCTCCTCTCCCGGGCGGTGAGGGCGCGCGCCCGCTCGCGTGCCGCCGGAGCCGGCCTGCTGCTCATCCCCGATGAGTCATCCCTCGCCCCACCCACCACGTCCGGCGACGAGGACCCGAACAGCGACCCGTTCCTGCAGGACCTCATTGAGGCGATGACAACGCCGCTGAGCGACGACGAGGTTGCATCATCGGTCGTCCCCATGCTCATCCGCACCCGTGGTGAGGACATCGAGCGCTGGCGCCACATGACGCTCTCGCCGGATCGGGACGCCGGATATCCAGAGATCGAACTGCGCAGCGAGGTGATCAGGCGGTTCGCCCAAGGCATTGATCTTCCGCCCGAGATCGTCATGGGAACGGCCGACGCGAATCATTGGACCGCGTGGCAGATCAATGAGTCGACGTGGCGCTCTCACATTGAGCCGGTGGCCAAACAGTTCTGCGAGGACCTCACCAAGATATACCTGGAGCCATTGGTGGGGCCAGGCTACAGGATCATGTACGACGCCTCCGCGGTCGTCACCAGGCCGGACCGCTCGCGCTATGCACGAGACCTGCACGACAGGCTCGCCATCTCCGACTCTGCGCTGCGCGAGGCGTCCGGGTTCACCGACCACGACGCCCCCGATGAGCAGGAGACCACGAGGCGCATCGGGATCATGCTCGGCGAGTCGGTTCTCGCGACCGGGGTCGATGTCGATGTGGATCGCGGCAAGAGTCCGCCGCGGGTGCGGGTCAGAAGCGGTTCGCAGGATCTCTCGCCCCCAAGTCAGGGTGAGATCAGGATGGCGGCCGCCGTGGCGCTCAACCGGGCCCGGGAGATCGCCGGGGCGCGACTGATCAACCGGGCGAAGCTTCAGGGGCGGTTCAACGACACCCCGGCATCGATGATCGCCGCGCGGCTCGGCCCAGAGGAGGTGGCGCGGCTCGGTCTTACGGCGCCCGATCTCGTGAGCGGGGCGATGGGGCCGTTCCTCGACGCGCTCGCCGCTCATGGTGTCGCGCGCGCCGAGCGGATGGCGTTGGCCGAGCGTATCGAACGGTTCGCGGCCGAGACGCTGTTTCAGAGTGCCCCGAGCTTGGACGGCATCGGTGGCGAGCCTTGATAAGTTCGTCGAGGACGACCTGAGGGGTCGCAGGGCCGCCGTCGAACGATCCGCCGATCTGTGGCGCACATGGTCGGCCTCAATGCGCGAGATGGCCGAGCTGATGGTGTGGGCGATCTTCGAGCAGCGGTCGGTCACGGCCGCCGCCGAACGACCGGCAGATGACGACTGGCAGCTCCAGGAGCCGGAGATGGCCGCCGCCGCCGCGCTTGCGTTGGCTGTCGAGAGGTGGCGCCGGAACTCGATCCCGGCCATCGAGCGCTCGCGCGATGCCGTCACCTCTGCCTACACAAATGAGCTGGCCGAATCCGGCTGGTCTGTCCAGGGCGTCCGCGAGGCTGTCCGGGCGATGCCGTCCGACGCCCCGCTCTCCCGCATCAGCGAGATCGTCCTCGGCTCTATGAACCGCTCCCGGTCCCAAGGATTCGGTGTCGACCGCACGGCCAGGATGGTGCGGGTCGCCCTCATAGGGGAGTCGCAGGTGGTCGGTCTCGAGGCCGCACAGTTGGATTCGACGACGATTGTGAACCTCGCATCGAGCACCACAGCGTCGATGAGTGGTGTGGTCGGCAGGAAGCAATGGCTGGCCACCAACGACCTGAGGGTGCGTCCAACGCACCGCGCGGCCGCCGGACAGACGGTGCCCATCGAACAGCCGTTCCTGGTTGGGGGCGAGTCTGGCATGTTCCCCGGCGACCCGTCGTTCTCGGCCAAGGAGAGGGTGAACTGCCGCTGCACCCTCATCTATCCGGACGAGGACGGCAAGCTGCCGTATCTTCGCCGCGCCAAGGCGCTGCTTGCTCCAGATCAGGAGCCGGTGCCGGGATCGACGCCGGTCGAGCTGATACCGCAGTCTGTGCCCATCGGCCCGATTATCCCGGAGTCATCCGTCTAGCCATATAGGATCTCAATATGCCAGATAAGTGGACAGCAACACTTGTCGTCGAGGGCGAGCCGACCTCCGACGGCCGGATGATCGCCGCCGGGGCGGTGGGGTGGCGCGAACTGCCGCTCACGCTCATGGCCCAGACCACGACCGCGCCCGGTCACGATGGTGCGGTCGTCGCCGGTCGCATCGACGAGATCACCCGCGAGGGGAACGTGATTGTCGCTCGCGGCATCTTCGACGACTCAGATACCGGCGCGGAGATCTCCCGGATGGTCGCCTCCGGTGTTCTGCGCGGTGTGAGCGTGGATATGGCGGTTGACGAGTGGGATCTGGCCGACGATTCGGTTGATGGTGGCCTGATCGACCCTGGGATCATCATTCGACGTGGCACGATCCTCGGCGCCACGATCACCCCGTTCCCGGCCTTCGCGCAGGCGACGATCTCTCCGGATGCGGAGACGGTGGTCGCATCCCTTTCTGCGCCGTACCCGGTGGAGATGTTCGAGAACCCAGGGTTCGACGGCCCGACGCCGTTCCGCGTGCTGCCCAACGGTCGCGTGATGGGGCACGTCGCCACATGGGGGACATGTCACGTCGGGATCACGAACGAGTGCGTTCAGCCACCGGTCTCGAAGTCCGACTACGCATTCTTCATGACCGGCGAGATCGAGACGAGCGCCGGTCGAATCCCAGTGGGTACCATCACGATGGACACCTCACACGCCTCGCTCGACAAGAGCCGGATTGCGGCGGCGCGCCACTACGACGACACCGGCACCGCCGCGGCGTATGTCCAAGTTGGAGAGGATGAGTGGGGGATCTGGGCGTCCGGCGTGGTGGCCCCCGGCCTGTCCGATGACAGGATCACAAGGCTCGGAGCTGCGAAGCTTTCCGGCGACTGGCGCAACGTCTCTGGCAACCTTGAGATGGTCGCCGTGCTCGCGGTCAACACACCCGGGTTTATGATCCCGCGAGCCCGTGTCGCGTCACAGAACGATGGCTCGGTCGGCATGTCGGTTGTCTCTGCCGGGGCGCTTGTGAGAGATGCCCAGCGCACCATTGTCAATGGCGAGATCAGGTTCGCGACCGAGTTGCCTGTCGACCTTGTGATGCGCGCAGAGGGGATTGTCGAGCGCGCGCTATAGAATCACGTCGTGTTGGTCACAGCGTGGCTGTGACTTCAATGTCGGGCGAAGCCCTAGTATCAAAGACAATCGAGCAAGGGGCTTGCCGCGATGAACTTTCTCACCCCAGATCTACCGGACGACCTCACCTCGCTCGGTAGCGATGAGATCACCACGATGCTCTCTGGTCTTCGCGAGATCTTCTCGCGCATTCGCTCGTCCGACCGTGAGCTGATCGGCGACCGCGACCACGATACCGTGCTCGCCGAGGCCACCAGGGTTGTCGAGCAGATCGAAACCCTGCGGGCCGAGTTGCGGCGCAGGATCGATGAGAAGGCCGCTGCCGACAAGCTTGCCAGCGCGGTTGAGAGCATGGCCGCTGCCGCATTGGCCGACGACCCCACGATGCCCGCCGATGAGCACGAGCCCGACCACGACGACAACGACGACCACGACAAGTCCGACCACGACAAGGACGACGAGGAGGCCGAGGCCGAGGCCGAGGATGAGGCGATGGTGGCCGGCGGCGCTCGCCGCGTCCCGCCGGTCAGCGATGAGAACCTGCCGCGGGAGCAGCGCGTGTCGCTGACGGCCGCTGCCGACATTCCCGGGTTCGCCAGCGGCGGTTCCATTGACAGCCGAGACGCCCTTGTAGCGGCGTTCATGAGCCGCTATCGCTCCCTCGGGCGCGCCGCCTCCCAGAGCGGCCCGCACTACATCCCGGTCGCCCAGGCCCGGGCGGAGTTCCCGAACGAGCGCGTCCTCGGAGACGACCCGAGCCGCAACGGTCGCCTCATTGAGTCCGTCGTGAGCCGCGACGCACTCGTTGCCTCGGGCGGCCTCTGTGCCCCGGTGTCCCCCTACTACGACCTGTTCCTGCTCGGCGACGACTGGCGCCCGGTGCGCGACTCCCTCCCGGCGTTCCGCGCCGACCGGGGCGGCATCCGGTTCGTCCGGCCACCGCAGATGACCAGCTTCCTCCCGGCCGTCTCGTACATCACCGAGGCGGAGGATGCGGCCGGGCCGCCCACCTCCACCAAGGACTGCATGCGGGTTGTCTGTCCGCCGGAGCAGGAGGTTCGGCTCAACATCGTGAGCCGGTGTCTGATCTTCGGGAACCTCGGCACCCGGGCGTTCCCGGAGCAGGTCGACAACGCGATTGAGAACACGATGATCGCGCACGCGCGGGTTGCGGAGACCGCCCTGTTGGACGCCATCTCGGCCGCCTCAACTGCGACGACCGCCGCGAACCTGGCCGCAAACTACGGGGCGACCGGCTCCCTGATCGGCCAGATCATCACCGCGGCGGCGGCCATGCGCTCCCGCCACCGCATGCGCTACGACGCGAACCTTCGTGTCCTGCTCCCACAGTGGACGCCGGACCTCATCGGTACCGACGTGATGCGTGAGCAGTTCGCGCGGTTCGACTCCGGCAAGCTTGTGCTTGAGCAGAAGCTCCGCGAGCACAACATCTTCCCGGTCTGGTACGCCGACTCGGCGACCGGCGCCGGGCAGGTCGCCGGGCCCCAGGCCGCGGGACCGCTCAACGGGTTCCCGACCAACGTCGTCTGGTACCTGTTCCCCGAGGGGAGCTTCCTGTTCCTGGACGGCGGCACGCTGGACCTCGGCCTGGTCCGAGACAGCGTGCTGAACGCCGACAACGACTATCAGATCTTCTCCGAGACCTTCGAGGCGCTTGCCTTCGTCGGGATCGAGTCGATCCAGGTCACGTCCAGCGTGTGCGCGAGCGGCGCCACGACCGACCCGGTGGGCGTCACCTGCCCGGTGGTGTAGTCAATGCCTCCGGGGCCGTATCAGCGCGTGGAGGGGCCGAGGCCATCGGCCCCTCCATTCGGCCTGGTCGCGTCGGCGACGAACGTGATCGAGCCGGATTCGCGCTGGGAGAACGGCATTGTCATCGACCGCTATCCGTGTGGGACGTCAAGCGGGTTTGATGAGTGTGCCGATGACTCGCCTCCCAAGGAGTCCGGCGGCGAGCCCTCGCCTCTGCCCCAGCCGGAGTTCCGGGCGCTCACCGTCTACCACGCCGACTCGTGCTCGTCGATTGGGCTCGGGCCGACCAGGGAGTTCACGCAGCGCTTGGAGCTGCTTCTTGAGTCCACGCAGCACCGGACCATTGAACGTGAGTTCGAGGATGGCGCGATCACCGGCAATCCGGCGCTCCGCGATCCGACGGCGACCGTCCTCAACCTCGGCAACCCGACCGACATCATCTCTGGTCTGGCGTTCCTCGAGCAGGCCATCGCCGATTCCGGGCGAAGCGGCTTCATCCACGTCCCGGTCGCGTCCTTCGTGTGGATGAGTCGCCTCGGGCTTCTCACCCGCGACTCGCTCGGGCGAATGAGAACGCCAGGCGGAAACATCGTCGTCCGCGGGACCGGGTACACCGGTCTGCCGCCGGTCGGGCAGCCGCCACTCGCGGCCGGTGAGGAGTTCCTGTACGCGACCGGACCGGTCGAAATTCGCATGTCGGGCATTGAGATCATGCCCCGGACGATCTCCGAGGCCTTGGACCGGGCCGAGAACCGCGTCGTGTTCCGGGCCGAGCGGCGCGTGATCTCAGCCTGGGACCTGTGTCTGCACGCTGCGGTGAGAGTCGACCTGTGTATCGCCGGCCTGTGAGGTAAGCGCATGCCTCCGTGTCCAAGCCCCCCATCAATCCCGGTCAATGCGAACAGCACCGTCGCCCAGCTTCTCTGCGACGCCGGGAGCGGCAACGCGCAGTTCATCCGCTTCTACTGCCTTGATGCGGCGTGTGCGATCACGTCGGTTCTTGACTTCCTGCCGGACGGAGTAACTCCGTACACGCCGGTTGGTCCGGTCGGCGTGTGTACTGACGTATCCGGGCGCGACGTCGAGGAGCACATCCTCTGCGACGTCGATGGGACCACGGGGCAGATCATCGCCCGGTTCATCCGCCGGATCACCTTCGACCAGACGACCGGCGCGGTCATCAGCGTCCAGGATCTTCAGCTTGATGGCACTACGCCGTATGTGGTCACCGGGACGGTCTCGCAGTGCGATGACGCACCGGACATCGCCCCGAAGATCATGTGCGACGTTGACCCGGTTACGCAGGCGGTCATCGCAAGGTTCCTGCGCACCTACACATACGGGCCGACCGGCGCGGTCATCGCGGTCACCGACACGCAGCTTGACGGCACCACGCCATACACACCGACCGGATATGCGACGGTCTGCGTCGAGTCACCGGCCGGTGCGGTGCAGTCGCAGATGCTCTGCGACGCGAACGGTCCGTTCATGCGCCACTACCGGTTCTCGGCCGACACGGGGCTGCTCCTTACCGCCCAGGACACCGGGCTCGACGGAAGCGCCTATGTGACATCTGGGGTCGTGACCCGCTGCGCGGAGCACCACGACTGGGAGATCCTGTGCGGTAGGAACTCCACCACGGGACAGTTTGAGTCGTTCGTCCGCAGGTGGATGACCGACTCGACCGGAGTCACGTCATTCCTCAACTTCCGGCTCTCGGATAACACGGTCACGGCGTACGACCAGGACACCGTGGGTACATGTCCGGATCTGCACGTTGACCAGATCTGCTTCCGGACCCAGACCGGCGATCTGCTTGCCACATATGGCTACCGGGTGACGGTTGGCACGGCGGCCTCGGTCAATAGCGGCGTCCCGATGCAGGTCACCTACGTCGCGCCTGATGGGACGATCTTCGATCCCTACGCGAACAACCTGTACCCGGCGTTCGACTGTGACGGCGACTGTACCGACGAGCGCCGCTGCCGTCGCATTGGGGACACGGTCGACCTCAATCCAAAGGCGACGCGCACCATCCAGGTCAGCAACCCGACCCCCGATCAGTTCACGCTATTCATCACGGATGGCTATGGCGACCTGGTGCGGCTGCTTAGCAGCTGCCTGAGCCCGTGCCCGTCGAGCACAACCGGATCGATCGCCGTGCTCGACATGCATGGGACCGGGTGGAGTGCGAACTGGAACATCCCGTGCTGTGTCATCACCGGTGTCGCTCCGATCAGCGACACGCAGATCAGGGTCGACATCGATTTCTCGAACTACGTCAACGACTGCGAGGGGTGTGCCGAGAGCATCGCCGGGTCGTTGAGGGCTGATCTGATCGCATACGGTGGCTCCGGTTACCCTGGCTACGGTGTCACCGCGCCGTTCGATGTGACGCTCTTTAGGTGCGACTCGTTCGACGCCACGCCGGTTGCCTCCAAGGGTAATTCGCAGCCGGTTCACATCTGCGGCGTCTACCCGGTGACCTGTGGCGACGGTGGGGTCTGCTCGGTCCAGACCACAATCCTTGGCGAGCTGAATCAGGACCTGTTCCTGAGCCCAGTCATCGCCACCTCGTCGCAGATCTCAATTGGTCTCAATGGTGACGCGGCCGACATCTCCCGCATCTACAACTGCCTTGCCGGCGGCCAGTCGGTCCGCATTGACAAGCTCTTCATTCCGACGACGCAGGTGGTCGGTATGGAGCTTGTGTCGGCCACCAACCTGAGGATCAACTACGAGCCGAACCTTCCAGTCGCATCAGGGCCGTGTGCCGACAACCGGTTCCTGCGCGACTGGATGCGTGAGTCAAACCGCTACGTGACCGCCGCCCAGTCGGCCGACACATTCATCAGCCAGGGGTCGTTCCTCCTGTGCGTCGCGACCAAGGAGATCGACGAGCCCCCCTCACAGTCGCTCCCGGTCTCGCTGTGCAACGTCGATGACCTTGCCGACGCGATCAGGGGTGAGACGTTCTCGCGGACGCTCCGCATCTTCCCGCGCCTTCAGGAGTTCAACGGCCCGGCCTCGGGAATCCCAATCGCGCCCGGGATCGGGAACATCCTGCGCTCGGTGACGATCACCGCCATGACGAACGGAGTGACGGTGAGCGCTGGGGCGACGCCGGTCACGCTTGACTCCGGGCAATCCGTCTCCTGGTCGGTCGACCACGGTGAGAATCGTGAGCTTCTGTTCCCGCAGATCTTCATCGATCTCACCGCCGGCGCCAGGGCAATCGTCGCGTCGACCGAGTCGGATATCTGATGCCGACCGGTTCAAACATCGGTGACACGTCGGAGCCACTTCGGCTGATTGCGCCAAGCGGGCGCTACACAGGTGTTGGGGCAGATGTGATCATCCCTGAGGCCGAGATGGTCGATATCGTCATCTACGGGCCGACCGGCGGTGCTGTCGCAACACACCCGGCTATTACAATGTCACCAGCTCCGCCAGTCCCGGTGCGCGGGTTTGCGCATCTGTCATTCAGGAGAAACCAAGACCGGATCAGCAGTTTCAGAATCACACGTCCATCAGCAGCAACTGACTTCGCCGTGCTGGTCTGGTCGAAATAGACCTCATGGGCGACGACTCACCGGGGAGGTGAAAGAGAAATGCCCTGTGCCGGATCAATCCATATCTGCCGTATGCGGGTCACGCGCCTCCAGGCGAACGGTGCGGTCGCGCCCGGTCCGAACAACTCCTATGTGTCAAATACGCAGATCACGGTGTCTTTGAACGCCGAGATCCAGGAGGGCGAGGACCGCGAGGTTGTCACCGGGTGCGATTGTCTGTGCCTGACCTACAAGGGGCCGGACAAGCTCAAGCGGTGGAACATTGAGGCCGAGAACTGCCGCATTGAGCCTCCGCTCATGGAGCTTCTGCTCGGCTGGCCGATCGTCCCCGGTGTTCCTCCGGACTTCATCGGGAACGTGTTCTCGGACGACCTGGACTGCTCGTACCAGAACAACGGGGTGGCTATCGAGTTCTGGGCCGACGCTTGGGACTCGGATGCGCAGCTGCCGAGCCCGTACCGGTATTGGCATTGGCTGTTCACGCGGGTCACGTGGCAGATCGGCGACCACGAGCTTCAGAACGACTTCATGAATGTCAATCTGAAGGGGTGGACGAAGAGCAACACGAACTTCGGAGACCCATATGCCGATCAGCCCGCCGGGCTCCCGACGGTCTACCAGGGTGCCTACTGGCTGACCGACACCATTCCGGACGCCGCGTGCGCCTACGCGACGATCTGATCGGCGGTTATCGCGGGCACGGGGGATGAGACATGCCTATGCCATCCCCCGGCCCATGCCAGCCTTGGACGACGGATGACCAGGTGGCGGCGTGTTGTGGCATCAACCCGCCGCCACCGACATTCGCCACCCAGATCCAGATCGCATCCGAGCTTCTGTGGGAGCTTTCCGGCCGCCAGTTCGCCGGACTGTGTGTCCAGACGACCCGCCCGGTGGCTGATCCGCAAGCGGGCTGCCCCGCGTTCTCACGCTGGGACCCATGGCCGTATGACGGCCCCCCGCTTCAGGGTTGTGTGGCGCTGGAGCGGATCAAGTTGGCCGGTTACCCGATCAGGTCGATCATCCAAGTCCAGATTGACGGCACGATCATCCCGCCATCCGAGTACCGGATCGATGAATGGCGCTGGCTTGTGCGCCTCTCGAAGGAGGTACCGCCTGGTTCCGGAAACTGGGTGAACGAGGGATGGCCGAGTTGTCAGTACCTCGATCGCCAGCCGCCGCAGGACGGGACCTTCGAGGTCACCTACGAATACGGCCAGGATCCACCGACAATCGGACGACTTGCGGCAGCCGAGCTTGCCTGCCAGCTGTATCGGGCCTGCGCCGGTGGGGACTGTGTGCTCCCGGAGTCGGTTCAGAGGGTCGTGCGCCAAGGCGTCACATATGAGCGCATGCTGTACGAGGGGCTGTGGGGCTCCGGGAGGACCGGAATTGCATCCGTGGATCAGTTCCTTGGGGCGTACAACCCACACCGCCATCGCCGACGGCCCGCAGTATGGTCGCCCGACCTGCGCGGGTTCCCGATGAGAACCGACACCTAGGAAGGAGAGCCATGAACTCGGCAATGAGGGCCGACTACTACTGGACGCAGCCGATGGCCGCACAGCCGGAGACCGAGCCATCGCACACCGAGGACGGCGAGGAAGACCACCAGGACAAGCCCGAGCCGCGTCGGCGTGGCAGAAGGCGCAGCGAGTAGGACATGCCCGCGAGTGATCTGTATGACCTCGCGCAAGACCTTCTCCTTGCCTCAGAGGGCGCCCTGCAGTCCACCCCGCGCGGGGTGCCGTCAAGGTCGTTTGTCGGATGGTGCGATCCGGCGACCGACTGCTGCGATCAGCTGACGGTCCACATCTCGCAGGTCTCGCGCTCGGAGAACGTCGGGCCCTCGTCGGGGGTCGACCGCGGGATGCTGTGCTCATCGCTCAACGTGGTCGTCATGTGGGTGACGCTCATGCGCTGCGTTCCGGTGGGCGAACTCGAGGGCGATGTGTTCGTGCCGCCACCAGGGAACGCGATGAGCGTCGCCGCCTACTCGCTCCTTGTCGACGTGTGGACCCTGTGGAACCGGATTCAGAGCCTCCTGCGCGACGGGACGTTGTTCGGGGACGATGACAGCTGCCGTCCGATCGAACTTCTCCCGGCTGAATGCATCGCCGAAAGCGGCATCTGCGCTGGGTGGCGCATCGGGCTCATCGTCCAAGTCAACGCGGACCCGTCGCTGTGAGCTTCACGTTCACAATCAAGATGTACGACGCGAGGATTCGCGCGCTCATGACCGAGCGTGGCGGCATGGTGGCCAAAGACACTGCGCGCCGCGCGACGTCTGTCACCAACTGCTCGAGGGCGTCGGCCCCGGTGAGGACCGGACGGCTTCGTAGCTCGATCCAATGGCGGTACGCCCCGGGCATTGAGGCGATTGGTGCTGAGGTCTTCACCAACACCCCGTATGCTTTGCATATGGAGTTCGGGACGAGGCCGCATCCAATCGTCGGCAACCCGATCCTGCGCTTTGTGGCGTCCGATGGGCAAACCCTGTTCCGCCGCCGGGTGAATCACCCGGGCAACGCTCCTCGTCCGTTCCTCATACCCTGCCTGCAGGCAGCACTCTAGGAAAGGGGTGCAACTAGATGCCGGTCAACTTTGACCACCTCCTCCGTCCAAAGCCCGACACATTCACCCTTGGTGGGCGCGAGTGGCACACCACGGGCGTCGTGAGCGCATGGTCGGTTTCGGAGTTCGGCGACCACGAGAACTCAAGCCTCACCGAGCAGACCCAAGCCACCGTCGACTTCATTGTCGGCGCAGTGGTCGAGCAGGAGCGCGACGATCTGCGCCGGATGCTCTCGCCGGACTCGCCTGTTCCGATCCCGTCAGTCGCCCTGCAGGAG